ATGCCACGAATAAAGAAGCTTACAAAAGTAAAAGAGCCTGTCCGCCTTCGGACAAAGAAGCTGGCAGATGGAAGCCAAAGTCTGTATCTTGATATATACCGTTTCGGCAAACGAACATACGAATATCTTAAGTTGTACCTCATTCCGGAAACGGACAACAATGCCCGTCTGCAGAATCAGGCGACCATGAATGCCGCCAATGCCATCAAGTCCAAACGCATTATCGAGCTGACCAACGGCGAGGCCGGTATAGAAACCAAAGAGAGAGTTTACCTGCTTGACTGGATGAACACCTACAAGGAGAACCAGGCCAAGCGTGGCAAAAAGGACGGTTATCAAATTGACATCACTATACGTATCTTGAAGGATTATGCGGGAGAACGTATGTTGATGGATCAAATAGACAAGACATTCTGCCAGAATTATCTTGACTACCTTCAGGCCGAATACCGTTCCAGAGGTAAACGAGTGTCGAATTATACACTGCATACTTATTACCGGGTATTGAACGGAGCATTGAATGCGGCTGTCAGGGCCGAGATCATCAAGTCCAATCCTTTCACGAAAATCAGCAAGTCGGAAAAGATCCGTCTGCCTGAAAGCAAACGGTCATACATGACCATTGAAGAGGTTCGGGCGCTGATTGCTACCCCAATGAAGAATGAGGCCGTAAAACAGGCTTATTTATTTTCTTGCTTCTGTGGGTTGCGAATAAGCGACATTATCGGTTTGAGATGGAAAGATGTTTTTGTGGACAGAGGACAATACCGCCTTGCTGTGTCCATGCAAAAAACCAAAGAGCCGATTTATTTGCCGCTTTCACCAGAAGCGCTAAAGTGGATGCCGGAGCGAGGAGACAAGATGGCGGAAGACCACGTCTTCGACTTACCGAGTCTAACGATGATAAACGTGCTGCTCAAACCCTGGGCTAAAGCAGCCGGCATAGACAAACGTTTCTCATTTCACACCGCCCGTCACACGTTTGCGACGATGATGCTAACGCTTGGCGCTGACCTCTATACAACCTCGAAGTTGCTCGGTCATGCCGACGTGAAGATGACACAGGTATACGCCAAAATCGTCAATCAGAAAAAGGACAATGCGGTCAATTTGGTAAACGGATTATTCGACTGAAACATGAATAGTCCTTTGTACCGGAGCGGCCATATATATTTTAGTTTACTTTAGTATCTATATATAAGGGAGAAAAACTAAACTAAACCATTTTCAAGTAAACAATTGAAAGGAAATCGGTGGCGAAAGTTTGATCCAAATAAGGGCTTTTACCGCCTTATATAAAAGGAACAAGTCGTCTATAGGATTGACCTTCCGCCAATGAAAAATATCTCTGAATAGGCTGCTGGAATATGCTGCCCAACTCGGATAACGGTTCCCGTTTCTTCTTTCTGTTCCCCTTATATTGCTTGATAGACGTGCGTGATGCCGGAGGAACTCAGATGGTAATTCTGCGTCGGAATATACCAACCTGTTTGCCACTTTATAATCAGTCCAATATTGGACAACGAGACTGCCCCTGCTTGCAGATTGTGTGGCAGCCCTCCCGCCGCCGAACGGTGGTAGGGGTATTAGGCTACCCCAAAAGAAATTTCGTGGCAGACGGGCAAGCCCGTTGAAGAATGGTTGTGGCAAGAACATAACACAATTATTGAAGCGAATTATCGCTAAACTTCCACTTGATTATTCAGGATTTCAACTACCCCTTATCCAAAAAATACAAAAAAATACAGCCGAATGGCGCTGTATTTTTTAGCCAAAAAAGGTAATTTAATTTAGCCACATATGGAAATTCTAAAATATAGTATTATCTTTGCCTTATAATCAGTATATAGATATGAAGACATATAAACCGAGAATTGCGGATAAGGAGTTACAACGAAAGCTGGCAGGTATCGGTGCCGTTTTGATTGAAGGACCTAAATGGTGCGGTAAAACTACAACTGCGGAGCAACAGGCGTCCACAATCATCTACATGGACGATCCTTTGTACAAAGAACAGAATCTCCGTATGGCTGATATAAATCCGAAAGCGTTGTTGGTCGGAGAATGTCCCATATTGGTAGATGAATGGCAACTTGCTCCCAAATTATGGGATACAATCCGCTTTGAAGTCGATCACAGAGAAGGCGAAGGTCTTTTTATTTTAACTGGTTCGGCTGTTCCTGCAAAAACAGAAGAAATTCATCATTCAGGAGCAGGTAGATTTGCATGGCTAACTATGCGTCCCATGAGTTTATACGAGTCGGGGGAATCTTCTGGAGAAGTGAGTTTGGAGGGAATGTTTGAAACCCTAGATAATATAATGGGAATCAACAAATTGTCGCTTGATAATATTGCTTTTTTAATTTGTCGAGGTGGGTGGCCTCGTGCATCATTGCAAACAGGAGATATTGCGCTGGATCAAGTGAAATACTATTATGACGCTGTGACGCGTTCGGATATTTCTCGAGTAGATGGCGTTCGACGCAATCAAGAACGGGCAAAACGATTGATGCGTTCATATGCTCGACATCAAGGTTCTCAGGCTCCAATCAGTACTATTGTAGAAGATATGCGAGTGAATGATGAGGAATCAACGGATGTAAAAACAGTTACTTCTTATATTGACGCTCTGAAAAAAATTTTTGTCATAGAAGATTCTGTTGCATGGAATCCTAATCTGCGCTCAAAGACAGCTATTCGGACATCTGATACCAGGTACTTTGTTGATCCGTCAATTGCTGTTGCTGCTTTGGGTCTTGGCCCCAAGGACCTGATTAATGATCTGAATACAATGGGGTTGTTGTTTGAGACGCTTTGCATCCGGGATTTACGCGTATTTGCGAGCGCTTTAGATGGACAAGTTTATCATTTTCGAGACAAGTACGGCCTCGAATGTGACGCAGTTGTTCATCTGCGCAATGGTAAATTTGGCCTTATTGAAATAAAACTTGGCGGAGACCAACTTATAGAGCAAGGCGCAACTACCTTAAAAACATTGGCTGCAAAGATAGATACGGATAAAATGAAAGCCCCGTCTTTCTTAATGGTATTGACGGCTACAGGAAAATTTGCCTATCGACGTGCAGACGGAGTTTATGTGGTTCCTATTGGATGCTTAAAAGACTAATAAACGATATGACACAGATACAACATAACCAACTGGTCTCATTTATATGGAATATTGCTAACGATGTTCTTGTAAACGTATATAACAAGGGGGATTACCGTAAAGTGATTCTCCCGATGATTGTATTGAGACGCTTCGATGCCGTTTTAGAGGATACGAAAAAAGAGGTTTTAGCGATGAAAGAACGCTTAACCGCAGCCAATATCATTCAACAAGACGAAGCATTGTGTGCTGTTGCTGGACAAGCATTCTGCAACAGTTCTCCATTTACGCTCAAAGATTTGAAATCAAGGACCAATTCCCAACAATTAAAATTGGATTTCATTGCTTATTTGGATGGCTTTAGTGCCAATGTTCAGGACATTATTACAAAATTCAAATTTCGCAATGAGATAGATACACTGGTCGAAGGCGGCGTATTGGGGTTGCTCATCGAAAAATTTGTCGACAATAGAATCAATTTAAGTAATCGTCCCGTCTTATTTGATGATGGCTCTGTGCGTTTGCCAGCTCTTGACAATCATTCTATCGGTACCGTCTTTGAGGAGTTGTTACGTCGATTCAACGAAGAAAACAATGTAACCGAAGCAGGAGAGCACTTTACGCCTCGTGATATTGTCACATTGATGGCCGAAATTGCATTTGTTCCCATCATGGATAAAATTACTGACAGTTCTTATTTGATTTATGACGGGGCTTGTGGTACCGGAGGTATTCTATCCGTAAGCGAAGAGCGCCTTCAGCAACTTGCCGAAGCTTGCGGCAAACGCATCAATACGCATATTTTTGGTCAAGAATTACAGCCGGAGACATATGCGACATGCAAATCAGACCTCCTTATAAAAGGAGACGGAGAAGAAGCAAATAATATCTCGTTTGGTTCGACCATTTCCGAAGACGGTAAAGCTGGTATGAAGTTCGATTTCTGTATTTCCAATCCACCATTCGGGACTCCTTGGAAACGAGATTTGGAGAATTGGGGATTGAAAGATAAAAAGGATATTACCGATGGCAGATTCCTGATAGCATACGATGGAAATCCGGCCTATTCATTGGTTCCTAATATTGGTGATCCCCAAATGTTATTTTTGGCGAACAATATTAGTCGAATGAAGGATACCACCGAGTTGGGAACTCGTATTGTTGAAGTCCATAATGGTTCGTCGCTTTTTACTGGTAATGCAGGAGGCGGTGAAAGTAACTTACGGAGATATATTATTGAAAATGATCTTTTGGAGGCCATTATTGCTGTTCCCGAGAAGATGTTCTACAATACAGGCATTGGAACTTTCATTTGGATTGTCACGAACCGTAAGGAATCCCGAAGGAAAGGAAAAATACAATTGATTGATGCTACCGGTCTGAAATCACCTCTTCGTAAGAACCTCGGTGAGAAAAATTGTGAATTTACGCCGGAAATCAATGAACAGATACTTCGTGCTTATATGGATTTTGAAGAGACGCCTATCAGCAAGATTTTCGATAATTCCGAATTTGGGTACTGGGAAATCACGGTTGATCGTCCTAAACGCGACGAACAAGGCGTTATCGTCAAGAACAAACGAGGTAAAATCGAAATCGACAAGACGTTACGTGATAAAGAACAAGTTCCCCTAACATATGAAGGAGGTATCGAAGCTTTTGTTCGGAACGAGATTCTTCCATATACGCCCGATGCCATTGTTAATACGGACGATTATGTAATTGGTTATGAATTGAGTTTCACCAAATATTTCTATAAGCCCAAGCAGTTGCGAACGCTCGATGAGATTCGTGCCGACATTCGGGCAATAGAGGAATCGACAAAAGGATTGTTGAACCAAATATTAAATTAATTATGGAGATCAATCTAAAACAAGCTATTTCAATGTTTTTTTCACAGTCTTCATTTGATATGGTTTATCTGGAGGCTGTCGCTAATGCATTGGACGCAGGAGCCTCAAAAATACATATTCATTTTTCTGCATCTACGCTTTCGAACATAAAGTCTTTCCATTTGACAATTTCCGATAATGGTATTGGTTTTACTGATGAGCGATACACAAAGTTTTGTCGCCTTTTGGAAGTTGACAAAGACGACAAAACACATCGTGGCCTTGGGCGATTGGTTTACCTGTTCTATTTTGATAACGTTAAGGTAATCAGCTACTATAATGGAAATCAATATCGTGAGTTTAATTTTGATAAGGAATTTGGGGCTGATGCTCCGAACAATAGTTCTACTTTAGATAGTGAGCACGAGAGCGGCAGTACTCTGGAAATGACAGGATATAATTTATCTAAATTAAAAGAGAAAAATTTTGCTGATGCCGAATGGATAAGAAGACGAATTTTAAAGAAATTTTATTCTCTACTATACAAAGCAAAAAAGAATGGTAATGATATAAATATCACTATCCAATCTACCATAGGTAAAACAACCGTAGTACGCACAATTAGTGCAGCTTCAATTCCTGAGTTGAATGAGAAAACAATTGTGTCTAAATATTCCCTTGACGGGGAGATGACACTGTATTACTCTGTTAAAGAGTGCGATATAAAAGATTCATCGGTAATTACTGCTATCTCTATTGATAATCGAAATGAATCAATAGATATTTTTGCTGATGAGAGTATCCCCAAAGGATATGATATGGTATTTATTTTATACTCAGATTCTTTTCAAGGACAAACGGATGCTACTCGGCAGGTCATAACGATTAAACCGTCTGACATGAGAATGCTCCAAAAAATATTTAGAGACGAAATAATAACCATACTTTCTGATTTGGCACCCAAAATAATAGAACAGACACAGCGTACATCCGAACAATTAAACAATCAATTTCCCCATTTGAGAGGCTATTTTGAAGAAGATACTATTGGAATAAGTTCGAAAAATGAAGTTATCAAGGAAGCGCAGACGCGTTTTATCAAAGATCAGCGAGATATTCTTTGTAAGTCAACCGATTTAACTGAGCCTGAATTCGAAAAGTCAATGAATTTGGCTGGTAGGGCATTAACAGAATATGTGCTATTCCGCCAGAAAACGATTGACCGATTAAAAAAGATTGATAAAAAGGATCGAGAGTCTGAAATTCACAACATATTGGTTCCGATGAAAAGGATTCTTCGTTCCGGAGATTTCAGCCAAGATATTTACATAAACAATACATGGATATTAGATGACAAGTTTATGACGTATTCCACAGTCTTAAGTGATATGGAAATGACAGACTTGCTTCGAGAATTAACAAAAGGCGAGGTTATAAAAGATGATGATAGACCGGATATTGCAATTATCTTTTCAGACGATCCAAAAACAACAGAAAAGTTTGATGTCGTAATTGTTGAATTAAAGCGCAAAGGATTAAAGCCAGAGGACAATGTTCGGGTTGAAGTTCAACTCGAGAAAAGAGCGAGAGGATTATATGGATTGTACCCCGGTAAAGTGCAATCATTGTGGCTATACGGAGTAGTTGAACTTGACAATGATTACAAATCACATTTATCATCAGCAGGATACCATCCTCTATATTCTAAAGGGAATGTTTTTGTAAATACGAATGATATTACTGTAGATTGGGAATCGGGTATAAAGATTCCGGCGGTACGTTATATTCTGGATCTTGATGCAGTTGTTAATGATGCAGATGCAAGAAATCTAACATTCTTGAATCTGATTAAAAGTAAATTTGAGGCACAATAGGAAATGACAAAATATCCAACATATAAAGATAGCGGCATAGAATGGCTTGGTCAAATCCCAACTCATTGGGAAATGCTTAAAGCAAAATATATGTTTCAGAAAAATAAAAGAGAGGTCCAAGATGGCGACAAAGTGATTACATGCTTTCGGGATGGTCAGGTTACTTTACGAGAAAATAGACGTACAACTGGATTCACAGAATCAATTACAGAAATCGGCTATCAAGGAATTAGGAAGGGAGATTTGGTTATACATCAAATGGATGCATTCGCTGGGGCAATAGGGGTTTCTGATGCAGATGGCAAAGGTACATCGGTGTATCATTGTTGTACCCCAAAAGGTGAATATCTAACATACTATTATGCACATGTCATTAGAGAAATGGCATTAAAAGGATATATTCAATCCTTGTATAGAGGAATTCGTGAGCGATCGTCAGATTTTAATTATGTAACATTTGGCAACTGCCTTTTGCCTGTTCCTTCTCCATCAGAACAACGGCAAATTGTTGCCTATCTGGATTATAAGTCAAACAAGATAAATGAACGTATATGTCAGAGAGAGAGAGAGAGTTACAAACTCTATCTGAATTAAAGCAGGCGGAAATTGCCGCCGTTGTTACCCGTGGTCTCGATCCCAATGTCCCAATGAAAAAGAGCGGAATCGAATGGTTGGGAAAAATTCCGGCTCATTGGGAAGTTCGTAAAATAAAGAATTGTTTACAAGAAAGGAGTGAAAAGGGATATCCTAATGAACCAATTTTATGTGCTACACAGTCAAGGGGAGTAATACCTCAAGATATGTATGATAATAGAGTTGTAGTTGTAAACAAAGATTTTGATAAACTTAAATTGGTAAAGTGTGGTGATTTTGTGATTAGCCTTCGTTCGTTTCAAGGAGGTATAGAGTACGCATACTATCAAGGAATAATTAGTGCCGCATATACAATATTGACCCCAAAGGATAAACGTAATAGTGAATATTTCAAGCATTTATTTAAATCGCATGATTTTATTCAGTTGTTACAAACGTGTGTTACAGGTATTCGAGAAGGACAGAATATCAATTATGCAATGTTAGCAAAGCATTTTATTCCTATTCCTCCTATTGAAGAACAGCAAAAGATTGTCCTGTATATTAAAAATCGACTATATGTCATAGACGAATATATCGCAAAACTTAAGACCGAAATCAATTACCTGCAAGAGTATAAGCAACGTCTAATTTCTGATGTCGTAACAGGGAAAGTCGATGTCAGAGGAGTAGAAATACCAAACGAAGAATAAAAAGGAGAAATATTATGGCAACAGATATCAGCGAAGCCGGTTTGGAGAAGATAATATCCGACTATCTGGTCGATGTGAATGGTTACGAGCTCGGCAAGGCTGCCGAGTTCAATAAGGAGTATGCGCTCGATGAAGGGCGGGTATTACGGTTCCTGCAAGCCACACAGCCCGAAAAGGTGAAAGCCGCACATATTCTGGATAGTGAATATGAGCGGAACAAATTTTTTGTCAGTCTGCGCAAGAAATTGGGCGAGGCTGGGATTATCGACATCCTTCGCAACGGTTTCAGATATCTGGCTTATAAATTCGACCTTTACTATTCTACACCCTCGGAACAAAATCCGATGGCGAAAGCATTGTATGCCCGGAACATTTTCAGTGTCACGAGGCAGGTGACCTATTCCAAGGAATTTCCCCGATTGGCTTTGGATTTGGCAATCTTTATAAACGGCTTGCCAATCGCTACATTCGAACTGAAGAACAGACTGACCAAACAAAATGTCGATGATGCGGTCAATCAATACATGAACGACCGCGACCCGAAGGAGTTGATCTTTAACTTCAAGCGATGTGCAGTACATTTTGCGGTCGATGACAACGAGGTGAAAATGTGTACACGGTTGTGCGGTAAGGCGTCCTGGTTTCTGCCGTTCAACAAGGGGAACAATGACGGTGCAGGCAATCCGCCCAATCCGGATGGCATCAAGACCGATTATCTCTGGAAAGAGATTCTGACCAAGGAATCGTTGTCGAATATTTTGGAGAATTATTCGCAGGTGGTCGAGAAAATCGATCGAAAGACGAACAAGGTTATCGGCGAAACCATGATTTTCCCACGTTATCATCAATTGACGGTGGTTCGCAAACTGTTGGCCGATACCCTTCGGAATGAAGTGGGGAAACGCTATTTGATTCAACACAGCGCAGGGAGCGGCAAATCGAATTCGATTGCATGGCTGGCATATCAGTTGGTCAAACTGGAGAAAAGCGGAAAAAACTTTTTCGATTCAATTATCGTGGTTACAGACCGTGTGAATCTTGACCGGCAGATTCGGGACACAATAAGACAATTCATGCAGGAGCGGAGCGTTGTTGGCTGGGCCGACGACTCTTCCACACTCGGTTCGCTGCTTAATGCGGGGAAGAAGATAATTATTACAACCATTCACAAATTCCCGTTCATTTTGTCGAGTATAGGCACGGAAAATAAGGACAAACAGTTTGCCATCATTATTGACGAGGCCCATTCGAGCCAGACGGGAAGCCTGTTTGCCAAGATGAATATGGCCGTTTCGGGAAATGTATGCGACGACGAGGAAGATATCGAAGATAAAATCAACAAACTCATAGAAGGGCATCGGATGGTCCGAAATGCCAATTATTACGCATTCACCGCAACACCTAAAAACAAGACTTTGGAGATGTTTGGAGATGCGATACCACAGCCTGACGGGCAAGTACGACATGTGGCTTTTCATACCTATTCAATGCGTCAAGCGATTCAGGAACGATTTATTCTGGATGTGCTGGAACATTATACCCCGGTATCAAGTTTCTATAAACTTGTGAAAAAATCGGAAGATGACCCATTATTCGACAATGAAAAGGCACAAGCCAAACTCCGTGCCTATGTTGAAGGCGATCGAACTACAATCCACCACAAAGCGGCTATTATGGTTGAGCACTTCCATACGAATGTCATCAGCAAAGGGAAAATAGGAGGACAAGCTCGTGCAATGGTCGTGACCAGCAGTATCGAACGAGCTATAGATTACTATTTTGAATTTTGCCGATTGCTGGAAGAACGAGGAAGCCAGTATAAAGCCATAATAGCATTCTCCGGAGAAAAGGAGTTGCCAAATAAATACAAGGAGTACGGAAAGATGACCGAAGCCTCGTTGAATGGATTTCCGAGTGCTGAGATTGAAGATCGCTTCAAGAAAGACCCCTATCGTTTTCTTATTGTTGCCAATAAGTTCCAGACGGGCTATGATGAGCCGCTGCTTCATACGATGTATGTAGATAAGATTCTGACGGATATCAAAGCCGTACAAACTTTGTCTCGACTCAATCGGGCCCATCCCAAAAAACGAGACACATTTGTTCTTGATTTTGCCAATGATCCGGAAGACATTAAAAAATCGTTCCAGCGTTATTACAAAACGACTGAATTAGCCTCGGAAACCGATCCAAATAAGCTCAATGACCTTATTACTGAGTTGGAAAAACATCAAGTATATACGGCCGAAGATGTTGAACGTTTAGTGGGATTATTTCTTGGCGCATCGGATCGTGAAATGATTGATTCGATTTTGGACACATGTGCCGAGAATTACAAGACTCTGAATACCGATTCACAGGTAAAGTTCAAGAGCAGTGCCAAAAGTTTTATCAGAACCTATGCCTTCTTGGCTGCCATATTGCCTTTTGGGAGTGCAGAGTGGGAAAAGTTGAGTATTTTTCTCAATTTGCTTATTCACAAGTTGCCGACTCCGGAAGGAGATGATTATACAGAAGGGTTACTTGATGCTGTGGATTTCAATAGCTACAAAAATACGATTCAGGAAGAACAACGTATTATTTTGGACAATGAAAAAGCGGAAGTCCAAGCCATTCCCGTAGGACGGAGCGGAGGCATTACATCCCCGAATCTTCAGTCGCTGACAACGATTTTGGAAGAGTTCAACACTCGATTCGGTAATATTCCTTGGACGGATTCAGATCGTATCCGGCAACAAATCGCTGCTATTCCTAAAGAAGTTGCTAAAAATGAAGCTTATCAGAATGCAATTCGCAATTCTGATAGAGAGGTTGCGAGAATTGAAAGTGACAAAGCATTGATGTCGATTATCCTTAGGTCCATGACGTCTGGATTGGAGCTCTACAAAGAATACCAAGATAATCCATCATTTCAACGGTGGCTACAGGAGTTTGTTTTTGAAAGGACATATAATCAGAATCGTTAATATTGAGTAGAGACTATGTAAGTATAATACAGCGAAAAAAGAAAAAGACGAGCTTTACTTTATTCCCATCTTATATATATTCATTAAAGTAAAGTCAAACAAAGGGAAAAAGATGGCTGCGCCAAAACTGATTGGTTACAGCCATTTTTCTTTTGGCTGCATTGTTGAACAAGCTGAAAAAATTCAGTTTACTTTAGTCTATTAGCTCTATATATAAGCTAAACCAAAGTAAACTATATTTAGATAGGCATATTTGCTTGTCAGTATGCCTATGGCTATTACGGTAAAAGCGGTTTTGGTTGCCAATAAAAGGGAAGCAGAGGCTGAAGAGGATTCCGGTAAAATAAATAGTTTTCCGATAGGGAAAGCAATGTAAGAGATAATCAGAACATTATGCATTTTCTTTCTGGGAGGCTATTTAAAAAAAGCAGCAAATAAGGTAGTGATAAACGAGGTTTCGATTTCCAAATCGTTACCTCGTTTCTTTTGCCTCGTTCTTCGTATAAAAGTGATTTACAATCTCTTACGCTTTTATTCATCTTGACATAAGACTCTGCGGATTTTATTTTTGCACTCATTAAAAAGCAGAGTTTATGCGCAGCACATTCAAGGTTCTGTTCTACCTTAAAAGGAACAAAGAGAAGAAACCGGCGCTGGTTCCGGTTATGGGCCGGATTACGGTCAATGGCAGCATCGCGCAGTTCAGTGCTAAACTTTCCGTTCCGGAACATCTGTGGGAAGTCAGCGGCGGTCGCGCCAAAGGCCGGAGCGTCGAGGCCGACCGGATCAACCGCCATCTGGATAATATCCGTACCCAGATCGGCAAGCACTATCAGTCTATCTGCGACCGGGATTCGTTCGTCACGGCCGAGAAGGTCAAAAATGCCTACCTGGGTTTCGGTGAGAAATACCGCATGCTTCTCGAGGCATTCGAAAAGTTCACCGCCGATCTCCGGAAACGTGTCGGCATCGACCGCAGCCATGGCACATGGAAACGCTACCGCAAGTCCATCGACCATCTGCGTTCTTTCATGCGTAAGGAGTATAACGTGAGCGACATGCCTTTGGCCGAACTGGAACAGTCGTTCATCGAGCAGTACCATGTCTATCTGAAATCCGTTCTGGGTTTGAAACCCATGACCGTCTGCGGCTATCTCAGATGCCTTAAATACGTGGTCAAGATCGCCTTCAACAACGGCTGGATGCCCCGCAACCCCTTTGCCCTTTACCAGTATACGGCCCCGAATCCGGAGCGTGGTTTCCTGACCGAAGATGAACTTCGGCGTATGATGACCACCCGCCTGCGCCACAAGCGCCAGGATTATAACCGCGACATGTTCCTGTTCTCCTGCTTCACGGGTATCTGCTATGCCGACATGTCGGCGCTGACCTACGAGCAACTCGAACAGGATACGAACGGAGATTGGTGGATCAGCGGCAACCGCCAAAAGACCGAGACGAAATATGTCGTCAAACTGCTGCCTTATCCGCTATTCCTGCTGGATAAATACCGGGGCCTTGCCGGAAACCGTTACCTGTTCAAACTGTCTTCTCTGGATTCCATCGACGACAGCCTCAAAAACATAGCCCGGGAATGCGGCATCGACAAACAGCTCTCGTTCCACCTCGCCCGCCATACCTACGCCACGACGATCTGCCTGTCGAACGGCGTATCGTTGGAAACCCTCTCTAAAATGCTGGGACATAAGAATATCACGACGACCCAAATCTACGCACGGGTGACCCATCCGATGATCGACCGGGAGGTCGACATGCTCAAAGAAAAGCTGGCGGACAAATTCGCCGTCGTCTGAATCGTGCCGAACATCGGCCTTCCACCATAAAGTTCGTATCAGTAAATAGATACTGATACGAATACCGCGTGTTATCATGCCATCTTTGCAGCGGAAACAATCGACCGAAGCATTATGGAACACACGGAGGAGATACTCGAAATCGTGCGGGAGATCCGCGAGGATGTCTCCTATATGAAACGGCATCGCAACATGCTTTGCGGGATGCCGGTTCTGGAAGTCGACGAGGTCTGCGACCTGCTGAAGATGAGTGACCGTCAACTGCGCCGTTACCGCACTTCGGGCCAGCTCACCGGCTTCCGCTTCGGACGCCGTCTGCTGTTTTCGTCTGCGGAGATCACCCGTTTCATCGAACGTATCGAAGCAGACTGCCAACAGAAAAAATCGTTGAGAAAAGCTGTCCGCAATCTTTAATATATATCGTTATGTCAGACAACACAACAGAAAGAACCTATTGCCTGGTCGAATCCGGGATTTTCGAGCGGCTTCTTAAAACGTATTTCATGCAGGCACAATCGCTGCTGCTCTTCGAGCATCTGCTGGGTCAAAGCGACCGCCCGATGTTCCTCTCGGCCCGCAAGGTCTGCGAGGCCCTGGGGCTCGACCGCAACAAACTGGAACAATACCGGCGCAAACGCATTATCAAAGCCCGTGCTGTCAACGGACAGATGATGTACAGCGCTTACGACCTGATCGCCCTTACGGAACATCTTCAACGCCGTAAAATCCAGCGTATCCTTTCTGCGACCGCACGTTTCGTAATCCGCTGATGATGGTCCGTATCCTCGAATCGTAGCTTTATCTTTTCGCAAAGCTGTCCGATGCGTTTCAGACAGCTTTTTTTGACATTCTGTCGGGAGGTGGAAAAATATTTCCCTTGTGATCGCCGGCCCGGGGCAAGATAGTGTCAGGCGCTTACGCCCTTGTCGTAATTTTTCGCACGATCTCCACCCTTTGGGTCGTATCGCACGAAAAATTGCGCCTGCGGGCTGCACCTGCCACTGAAAATCCCGCCCCGAAGCCGGCGAACCACTATTCCAAAGCGGGTGTACCGGCGGTATGTCAAACCAAAACAGATTTCGAAGATGAAAACCACGAAATTCGAGATTGCGGTGGCGGGCTACGCCTACCGCTTCAAAACCTACGCCCGTGACGGCGTGGAGGCATCCGTAAAGATCAAATGCTTCCTCGGACAACCCGATGCGGAGTGTACGATCCTGACCCCTGCGTTGAACGATTACCTGCGGGACATCGAATCCTGCCGCAGGCAGGTGGCCCAGCGATGAGAAAGTGGATCGATCAGTCGACCTTCGACGAACTGCTGCTCGCCAATGCCGAGGATAACATGGAGCGGGCCATTCAAGGTGCATCGGCCGTGTTGGAAACCATGCAGGAGTTCGTTCCGGAGGCAGCCTTGTTCTACCGTGTTACACACGCTGCAGACAGCCTGAAAAACTATTTCGAGGAGGTGTGCGCCGGTTTTCGCAGAAACGGCATCCTGTTTCTCGTCCGCAAACACACTTACCCGAAACCCTATTACGACCTATGTTGCGATTGGTCGTTCCTCCGATATGCGGATAACTACTCCTACGGCAAGGCTTTCGACAAGCAATCCGAACCGAACCGCATCGGGGTCTTTACCAAAAGGAAGCTCGACGACTGGGTGGAATACCTCACGCAGGGTTTCCGGAACCTCGAACGTATCGATGCGGAGAACGAACGAAAAATAACCGGATACCGCAACCGCTTGGAGGCTTTGCCCGATGTGGTTTGGGTCCATGACAAAAGCCACGGTCAGATCACTCGCAACGGCCTGACCTATACTTTCGACATCAGGCAAACGGATTACAGCGAAAAGATTTCTTTGGACTATCGCTGCCGCACGCTCGATGATTTCCTCGCGCTCTCCGACAACAAACTCATACTTAAACCCTGATCGACTACAGCTATGAGTACTACTAAAGCCATCGACTTGCAAAAATACGTCTGGGAAGGTTGGGCGGTCGGAGATTTCATCGACAGCCTGTCTCCGAAGGTCGAACGGATTATGACCGGAAGAAGTTGGCGCAAACCTTTTACCTCGAAGCAGGAACTCGCCGCATGGTGCAGGGACAACCAGCCCTACTATAAGAAACACATTCCGGGTGTTGTCAGCTATTTTGCCCGGAAGTATCATCTGAACTGAAAATCTTGAAACGATGGAACGCAACCATGTCATTGAAAGCATCTGCACGGTATGCCATTGTGCTGCGCGCCGTGCCGAGGAATACCTCGATAACGAACTCATCCGCCTGCGGGCATTGTACGACGCCGGCGAGCTGTGCTACGGCGATCTGGAAACGGCCTGCTCCGATCTGGGATTGGAGTACGACTATGCGGAATACTTTCTTGCGGCGATTGCCCGATAGCCGAGCGATGACTGCGATCTGCTACAATCGCTTCCGTATTGCGACCCGAAGTCCGGACAACCAACGACGGATACTGCGCTGGTTGTTCCGGAACTTCATGGTCTACGAGTTCGACGTTTCGGACTCGACGGCCTGCGGACGCTTCATGGTGCCCGGACCCGTGTTTCCCCGAAATGCATTCCGGGAGCTGACGTTCTCGCTGCGCGGCGATCAGACGCTATATATCCGAATCATTTCCTACGACCTATGGACGCTTTATCTGGAAGGCAATGTCTACAAGTACGGACGATGGCACCATATTACACTTTGATTCGACGGCCCCGCAAAGGGGCCGTCTTTATTTAAAAACTACAATCATGGCAAATATCTGTTCAAACCGAATCTATGATGAACTTTCTGCGGAGCAATTCTAATTCTGTAAATTATGGCATACGAATCATCTATTTCTTTCGCGGCTATCAAGGATTTCCGCGACGCCGAGATCAACGGCATCCCGGCCCTTTTCACCATGTGCCGCCTCGATTCCGAAACCCTCCCCACAGGATTTCACTCCTGCGAGGTCATGGGCGGCCGGGGCAGCGATTTTCAGTGGCTCGTGCCGCTGGCTCTGGCAAACTTCACCGGAACGTTCGTCACCCGGCAGCCTCTGCTCCGGGAAGGACAGGCATACGCCGAAATACACCGGTACGGTGTCTACGACGCGATAACTTTCGACGAATGGTCTGAAAACAACGACATTAAATCATCATCACTATGCGACGAAAATTCAAACTGAAGGTCAGCTATACCTTCAACGGCTGTTTTATCCTGCGTGCGGCTTCCGGAAAGGAGGCCGCGCGTCTTGTTTTCGAACAGTGCGGAAACGTGCTGGATGACATTCAGACGACACTTGGCGAAGATGCCGAAATCGACTGGAATTTCGGCAAACATCCTGCTTTGACGATCCGTGAAGTCTGTGCTCTCGGGGAATCCATCGATGGAGAAACACTCCCGAAAGTACGGATTTTTCATCCCGGGCAGCGGGTCTTCCGGCGCGATCCCGCAGGCAAAACGTCGGGCTACTACACGGTCGGATCTGGTAATGACAATAAGGCGGAACCCTCGGAGGATGACATCATTCGGATTTATTCTTCGGCTTCCGAAGCCGAAGTCTCCCCGTGTGAACTACGCCCGGTATTCCGTAAACACTAAACTCTTACTCGTATGAAAATGCACCCCGAAGATTTCCGCCGTGCGCTGGAGATCATCACCTCGAACAACCGGATTACCGTATCGTTCAATACGCCGGTAAAGGATAACTACTCAAACACGCATCCGATTCTCATCCACGAGAGCAACGCTGCGGTGCTGAAACAGCTCCAGCAGGAAGGCTATTCGCTCTCGATGACGAAGAAAGGCTTGCGGATAGATAAATACTAATAACTGAAATTATGACACGCTACAAATTCTCACAAGACCGGAAACACACGATCTGGACCAGAACCCATTTTACAATCGACGCTCCGACTCAGGCGGAAGCCATCGCAAAGGCGGCAACCCTTGTCGGGCAAGATGTCGAAGATGCAGAGGCCGAAGATGAACGGATCAGCATCGAGGAGTCGGAAACGCTTTACGATACGATGGACGAAATTCCAGTCGAAGACAACGACGGCAACTCAACCATTGATATCATTTTCGATAACGGGGACGACCTTGCCGACAACGTGACAGGCGCAGTCTGGGACTACTGGTGGAAAGAGTCCGACGATGAAGTGCTGGAATCTATTACGGGCCTGCGACGGTCGGACTTCGATCCCGCGGACGGATGCCGGGCTTTCACGAAAGCCTGCGAGGAGTGGTGGAATAAGCACTCCGACCTTGAGAAAATCGAAATCTGGATGCAGCAGACCGCTGCGGCCCAGCGATACTGTCCGCACTGCGGACGCCGCCTCTCCGGCTCCCATGTCGGGGACTATGCCTTTCAATGCAAGTACTGCGATGAGGATTTTTACAGCTCCGAAGTTCTCACTTCACCCTCGGCACGACCGTCGGATTTAACTGAATAATAACTTTTACACGATGAAACACAAAAGCTATCTCATTGAAACAACGCCGGCGGGCAATACGGACATCGACCATGTAAAAGATGTCTGCTGCACGGTCTACCGCAGCGGGAGCGAAGTAGGCCGCTTTACCGTAACGCAAAACGAACTGGGAGAATACGACTCTCTCGAAAAGGCAGTGAAGGCCTATATGCAACGGGATTATCCCGACAACGCATGGCGGGACGAAGCCCGTTACCGCAGGATACGGAAAACGGAAACGCGCCTGCAAAAACGCCAGAGAGCACTGCTGACAGCTATTCTCCGGTGCAACGGCGGCCGTGTTACCTCGTATCCCGTGCCCGACGAGGATGGAGGCGTCGAATATCCGGTTACGATGGCTGGCTCCGGGAAATACGGCAATCCGAAAATCAGCATTACCGACGTGTATTTGGATGAATATGGCGAGCTATACGTCGACGGTATCGACGAATCGACGGGAGCCGCCGAACGTAATTATCCGGTTTGTCCGGAGCAGTACTCGTGGGCGCTCGCTTTCCTCGGCATCGCGCTCGGTTTTCGTAAACACGCTCCGCTGTCGGAGTTTTTCTCCCGACTGAAAGAACGGTTCCATGTTTAAGATTCTCGAATCACCAAATAAAAAAGAAGACATGACAAACCTGCATCGATATTACAAGGACCGCAAAGACGACATCAACTCGTCGATTATGGAACTCGCCTGTGATCTGGCCGCCGCCCGTCTGATGAACGAACATGGCCAGCCTTTCGAAGCATTCATCGAGCCGGACGACCCCGACGATCCGGAGGGCGGTACGCATTACAAGAAGGAGTTTCAGGATGAATTCGACCGCTACTACGACGAGCAGTACGACCGTATCGCCCGCCTGATGAAATTCGACCTTAACGCTGACGACGGTGTGGCGCACGACAACGCAGCCGGTAGTTCCGAGGAGACAGAGGCATCGTTGCCCGACACGCTCGAATTCATCGAGAGGCATGGGCCGGACAGCACCCCTGACGAAAAGAATATTGAAGAGTTTCGGGAATGGATTGCTCCCGGAAAAAAACAGAGTAAGAAAAAAGAACTTTATGCTTTCGTCTGGCCCTGCGTTCTGATGGAGCGCAACGTCAGCGATCAGGGAATCCTTGCGGCTTACGAAACGGAGGACGGGGTGGAAAAACTCACGCCGGACGAACTGGCCGCCGAGATCAACGACGGCGACTGCCCGTTCGGACAATGTTACGTCCGTTTCATCGAAACCGAATAACAGCATCCTACACATTATTTGCTGTCTGTCAAATACCTGCCCGTATTTGATTCAACCCGGCCATGAGAATCATCAGAATAATAACTTTTCCATAAAATTGAAGATACAATGAAAACCTTTGAAAAAATTGCAAAGCGCTACGCGCTGACGAACAGCTACTACAAACACCGGCAAATGGGATGGCCCGATACGCTGGCCGAAATTTACGACTACCTGCAGCAGCACGGTGAACTGCCGTTCCGCTATGAGGATGACAACTGGTCTTACAACGCACTATGCGAGCGTCAGCGCCGCAAGGGCGTCTATGCTTCGCAATACCTGACACCCGACCGCACGGCACGACAGATGGCGGCGCTGGCCGTACGGTATTTCGACAACGACAGCCGGATCGTCGATGCCTGTTGCGGCACGGGGCAGCTGACACGCGCATTGATTGCCGAGGGGGTACATCCCTCGGCAATCGTCGGCTTCGATACCGATGCGGAGCTGGTCGATCTTTACGAACGCCTCTATCCCGGAACTGCGGCTTTGCGGATGCAGTTCCATGAGGTCGATTTCCGCTGTGAGAATGTCATCGCCAACCCGCCGTTCGAAATCGGGGAGTGTACGGCCTTCCTGCAATGGCTTTTCCGCACGCAGCGCTCGGGCGACCGATCCGTGCTGCTCCTGCCGTACGGTTTTATCGACAAGCAGCGGCCGAAAGCCGTGCAGGAAACGATGCGACGCTTTCTTGTCCGCCACCGGACATCCATGCAGGAGCCGTTCGCACGCACGAACTGCCGTGCGGAGATCGTTATTCTGGAACGAGTATAGCTTGTTCCGATGCAGGGCTGTCTTTCAATCCAAAATAATCCGCAGACATCCCGTTCGGGTCTGTCTGCGGATTATTTTGTGCGCCTGTGGGATATCCTCGCGGCAACGTATCGGGGGCGCCGTATACCCGGCTGCGTTGCTATTCCGGGATTTTTTCCGTAGTTTTACAAGGTATTTAGTATCGTCCGCTTTATGAACGTCACTCCGACGACAAACCTGCGCTGCGTCGTGGAGCGCATCACCTACCAGAACCCCGAGAACGGCTACTCGGTGCTGAAGGTCAGGGTGAAGGGCTACAGCGACCTCGTTACGCTCGTGGGCAACCTGCTGGAAGTTCCGGTGGGGAGTGTTCTTCTGTGCCGCGGCGAGTGGAAGGTGGACAAACGCTACGGCAGCCAGTTCGTCGCCGCGACATGGGAGGAGACGATGCCCGCCACGGTGTACGGCATCGAGAAGTACCTCGGCAGCGGACTGGTCAAGGGCATCGGCCCGCGGTTCGCCCGGGCCATCGTCCAGAGGTTCGGAACGGAAACCATCAACATCATCGAGACCGACATCGAACGGCTCTACGAAGTCCCCAACATCGGACGCAAGCGCGTGGCAAAGATCCGTGAGAGCTGGGAGAAACAGAAAGACATCAAGAACGTCATGCTCTTTTTGCAGGGCTACGGCGTGAGTACGGCCTATGCGGCCAAAATCTACCGGGAATACGGCAAGGAGAGCATCGAGAAGGTGCGGGAGAATCCCTACCGCCTTGCCGACGACATCTGGGGCATCGGCTTCAAGACCGCCGACGGCATCGCCGGGAAAATGGGATATGGGAAGGAAGATCCGCGGCGGTGCCGGAGCGGTATCCTCTATACACTGGGACAGCTCTCGGACGAAGGGCATGTCTATGCCGAAGAGGAGCAGTTGGTGAAGACCGCCGGAGAGCTTCTCGAAGCCGGCGAAGCTCCTATCCGGGAGGTTCTGGAGCAGATGATCCGATCCGAAGACTTGATCTTTGACAAGGAAGCGATCTACCTTCCGCCGTTCTACCATGCCGAATGCGGCACGGCACGGCGTCTGCGGGATCTGGCAGCGCCCGCAGGCCGTTCGCTCTTCGACACTCCGTTCGACCCGGGGCTTCTCACCGCAGAGACCGGCATCGAATACGACGAAGTGCAGGCCGCGGCTATCCGGCAGGCCGTTATGTCCAAGGTCATGGTGCTGACGGGCGGCCCCGGAACGGGCAAGACGACAACGACGCAAGGGATTATTGCGGCCTTACAGAAGGCCGGGCTGCGCATCCTGCTGGCGGCTCCGACAGGACGTGCCGCCAAGCGTATGAGCGAGGCCACGGGCATGGAAGCCAAGACCATTCACCGTCTGCTGGAATACAACCCGCAGGACGGCTACAAGCGCAATGACGAGAATCCGCTCGAGGGCGACGCCCTGATTGTAGACGAATGTTCGATGATCGATATCCTGCTGATGAACAATCTGCTGAAAGCCGTTCCGGCAACGATGCGGCTGGTACTCGTGGGCGATATCGACCAGCTGCCGAGCGTCGGTGCGGGCAACGTCCTGCGCGACATCATCGACTCGCAGCACGTCCCTGTCGTGCGTCTCACCCGCATCTTCCGTCAGGCGCAGAAAAGCCGTATCGTGATGAGCGCCCACGCCATCAATCAGGGAAAATTCCCCGATACGAGCAACGGCCGTGACACCGATTTTTTCTTTATGAAGGAGGACGACCCCGAAAAGGCTGCAGCAGCCATCGTCCGGCTGGTCAAGGAACGTTTGCCCCGCGCCTATCGGGAGAGTCCCGACCGGATTCAGGTGCTTACGCCGATGCAGCGGGGCGTCGTGGGGGCCGCCAGTCTGAACCTCGCCCTGCAGGAGGCCCTGAACCCTTCGGGTCCGAGCCTCAGCCGCGGCGGATATACCTACCGGCAGGGCGACCGTGTGATGCAAATACGCAATAACTACGACAAGGATGTCTTCAACGGCGACTCGGGTTACATTCGGGAAGTGGATACGGAGGACAGGACGCTGACGGTGGATTTCGATGGTAAATGGGTCGAGTACGACGTAACGGAACTCGATGAACTGACGCTGGCCTATGCCACGACGATCCACAAGGCGCAGGGGTCGGAATACCCGATCGTGGTCATGCCGCTGCTGATGACCCACTTCGTGATGCTCCAGCGCAACCTGATCTATACGGGTATTACGCGCGCCAAGAAGCTCTGCGTGCTGATCGGTGCCGCGAAAGCCCTGGCCTATGCCGTTCGAAACATGTCCGTGCTGAAACGCAATACGCACCTTCGGGAGCGGTTGAATCCGTCCCTGACAACTGACGGGAAGCTCCGGAGTTGAATCTTTCTACGGCTCTGCTGACACTTTTTTTGCCGATAAGGCTGCAACGGTCAGAAAAAAGGGTGTCTTCGAAAAAACGCCTTGTGCCCTGCAATGAAAACAAGCTATTTGGCAGCTGCTGCAAGTGACGTTTCCGGAACTCGTTGAGTTTTTCTCAAGCCCAATGGCATTTTACGGGCGTGTTGTCCCGCAACGTTGTGATTTTTCCCCGCCTGAAGTTCTGCGTCGGTCCTGAATGCTGCATAGGGCCGTCGACAGTCTTTACCAGCTCATTCAGGGTCGTGTGGAATTTAATCGCCCAACATGTGAATACATCGTTTTTCGCAAATACGGCTTTTGAGGTGCTGTTTTTCGGACGACTCTCTCGGAATATGCTGTCCCCGAAAGCATTTCCCTGCAAGCCATCTCCCAAAGCTGCACGAGGGTTTCGTATGCGGATGTATCCGTGCCGTCAATTTACAGCTCCGGATTCCACAGCCGCCTGTGCTCCAAGAACGCTTCCCGGGTCCTATCGTCGAATTCCGAGAGATCGTTCTCCGTCAGGATTCCGTTATAAAAAAGGCTGAATACCGCCAAGGCATAGCTGGAGCCGGTCAGATCGTCATACTGACAGCTTATATATTTGTCGAATGCCCGTACGCTCTTATATACGTCCAGATATTTTTCATGGCTGGACTGCGCTTTTTCGTTCTGCTGGAGTTGTCGTTGCAGTTTCGTCAGGAAAACGCTGCATTCACGCTCCAAGGCACGGCTTATGAGTGCCCGGGCAATTTTCTTTTGGCTTTTGTCCAATTCTACCATACGGCTTTCGGGGATTCTGTTTTTTACCATACCAAAATAGTGATTTCCGCGCTATTATACAAACCGAATATCGGTCTGCAGGCGAAAATCCCAAAACCGGAGTGCCGCCGTAAAAAATGCAGACATCCGATGACGGACTGCCGGAAGCTGAAAAATCGGAGCACGGTTTGCTGCTTTCGGAAAGAATCCGTATTCTTTTGTGTAAGATGTCGCAAGACAATGAATTGCCAACTCCGGATACTGTCGGGAAAGGATATCCGGAGTGTTTATGTCGCTATATGGATCCGAATATCTGAAAATTCCATACAAAAATATTTCCATCTGCCCGGACAGGCCGCCCGATGTGGTTGCGGCCGCTATCATGCCATAAAAATTCCGTCAAGAGCAACCGAATGCAGCGACATGTGGTATTCCCCGAAAGAATGGAGCCGTCCGAAACGGTATATATACATCGGAACATAAACAGGAAACCCGAATTTCGGACGCAGGACAGCCGGACATTTTATTTCCCCGAAATCCCGATATACGACTTCCCCGCTTTCCGGACATTCGTTGTCGCCCGACCTTTGAGCATCCTGTTCGTCCGAAGGCTAAATGATGAGCCGGCGCAGGCGGTAGACGTAATAATCTACGGCATGCAAACCGGCAGCGAATCCTTTTCTGTGTACCCTTGCGACGAGTCCGGCAACGCCCGAAATACCGTATGTGACGCAACACATTGATAAAAACGCAGCGCGCAGGCGCACTTGGCCTCCCCGCTGGAACATGGATACGGCAAGACGGGCTTCCGCCGTCTGCAAGACACGAGTTTGACTTAAATCGGAATTGTAGATACGCTCACACAGCCATTGGTCGGCAAGCAAATTTCCCCCCCCCACGGTTTAGAACTATTTCATTCATAAAGTTCCGTGAATCGCCCGGCATGTTCTCCGACTTCTTGCAGAGCAGGCAAAACATGCAAACCGTTAGCAGTATGAATATCAATTTACGCATTCCGACAAACCGGATCTGTTACAAAATTAACGATTCTCCCTAGACCGGCAAATTTCCCGGAAATTTATACCGGAAACAGAGATGAATCCGACCTAATGCAGGATATTGCCGGATGCTTCGAGCTGAACGGGTGTGCAATATGACATCGAAGCTGCGGATTCAGATACTTGTCACGGCAGAAACAAATAGAAATTGCCATCCTGCCGGTTGCCGTCGGGAAAGATAAGCCCGGGCCGGGCCGCTTTGCGTCCCTCTCCGGCTCCGGGGCGGAAAAATCATCCTCGCCTGCGCTGCGGTATTTTTCCGCCCCTGCACCTGCGCCGCGGGCTTATGAATCTTCCCGAGGCAACCGATCCATTCGGGATAAAAAAGCCTCATAACATATTATTTATTGCTTGCGCAATTCAAATAAGATAAAGATTGTGCGGGCGTCAAAGACGTGAGACACACGGTAAAAACTGTTCGATGTTATGCAGACTATGAAATCGGATTCGAAATCGAAGAAGAGCGGCAAAGGTGCAGCTGCGGCAGTAATCGTTCCGGTCGCTGTTACTCCGGAAACGCAGGGGCAGACCTCCGCTGAAACTGCTGCAACGCAGGATTCGGGTGCCGAGGTACAGGCTTCGGTTGCCCCAACGGTACCAGTGCAGCAGGAGGAACCGCTGGTTCAGCTTCTGGATCTGAACAAGATCGTCAATTCGACCTACAACCCCCGCAAGGATTTTCGGGAGGAGACGCTGCTGGAGCTTTCCGAGAGCATCCGGCAGTCGGGTGTGCTGCAACCGATCTGCGTGCGCCCCAAGGACGAGGGCTTCGAGATCGTCTACGGCGAGCGCCGTTACTGGGCAGCTGCAATGGCGGGACTGAAATACATTCCGGCCCTTGTCCGGGAGCTTACGGACGCCGAGGCCGAGGATGCGGCCATCACGGAGAACCTGCAGCGTGAGGATGTGAAACCGCGCGAGGAGGCCGCGGCCTATAACAAGGCCATCCAGTCGGGGCGCCATACCATCGAGTCGCTGGTGGGTAAGTTCGGCAAGTCAGAAGCCTACATCCGCTCGCGGTTGAAACTGTGCGGGCTGATCGACGCTCTGGCTGAGCAACTCGACAAGGAGGAGATTTCGGTAGGCGTCGCCACCGAGATCGCCAAATACCCCGCGGAGGTCCAACAGCAGGTCTTCGACGAGCACTTCGCCGAAGGGTGTTATTCCTCGTGGAAAAACGCCCGTGTCAAAGAGATCGCCCGGCGGCTCTACGAGCGTTACATGACCAAGTTGGAAAGCTACAACTTCGATAAGACGGAGTGCCTT